TTCTTTGTTTTTCACTTACTGGTTCATTTAACCACTGTTTATTCTTCTTGGCTTTATTACTACTCTCAATCTTTCTTAGAAAGTCGTCAGCAGATGCAATAGCTTCTCTCTTATTACCTATACTCACTGCCCTTAAATCCCCATTTCTGAGCTTTGTAAGACCCAAAAAATTATCACCTAAATCAATAACCATGGCAAAACCATTAAATCCTGATGCCATTAAACATTTATCACTTTCAAATATTCTAATCCAACGAAATTGAGATTTATTTATTAACTCAACTTCTGTCATATTAAATTTTTTGAGTTTCATTTCTTCTTGTTTAGCAAAGTCATGACCACATATAGGACATTCACGAACACCTAAAGGAACTATCGAATTACACTCAGGGCATTGCTTTTGTGGTGCTTGACCATTTTCCTCTGATGCAACGTCATCTAAGTTAACTTCCTCATCTAACTTACCATGAGTTAATATTGATGTTCCAAAATCTAAAATTATACAGTCTTTTTTAATTATGTTCGGGTATTCATTTGGATCAATGGTTCGTAATCCACGCCCAATCATTTGCACCATTGTAGATTTATACGAACAAGGTCTTGTTAAAATAATACAAGATACAGGTGGTGAGTCGAAACCCTCAGTCAAAACTGCTACATTAATAACAACTTGCAAATCACCATTTGATAAACTTTGCAACATATTAACTCGAACATCTTTCTTTGTGTCTCCTGTAAGAACCTCTGCCCGAACACCTTGTTTTACAAACTCATCACATAAATCCTTAGCATGATTCTTTGTAGAACAGAAAACAACTGTTTTACGGTCTGATGCTTGTTCATGCCATTTATTAACAACCTCTTCATTAATAGGTCTTTTGTTCATGATACGAGCTACCTCGTCCATGTTAAATTCATCAATAGTTTTTCTAACTTGACTAAGTTCTTTTTGCACTCCGACATCAATCACAAATGGTTTGGGTGATACAAGAAAACCTTCACGAATGAGTGTTTCTATTTCTATTTGGTGTGAACAATTAGAAAAAACCTCTTTTAAACCCTTGCCATCACCCCTATTAGGAGTAGCCGTAAACCCTGCTATCCTAACATTTGGATTAATTTCTTTTGATTCTTTTATTATATTCAACCAAGAATTTGCTATAGTATGATGGCTCTCATCAATAATAATTAGATTAACCCGCT